CGGTCCTGAAGTGCTTGGTCTTTTTCGGAATAGTTCAAATCTTCCATTTGGAGTGCCTTCGCTTCTTCTAGTATTGTATGGGTTTCGCGCAAGACAAAGGCTATGTTGTCAGAAAGGGGATCGCCATATACCGGTATTACTCCTGTGACAACGTTTTTCCACACGCGTTCGCTCCATTCTTCATATCTATCACACGCGTCAACTGAATTGTCGGCACAGATATTCATTGTTATTTAGATTTAAATATATACCTTTATGTACTTGGGGTTACATACCATACTATAACTTTTCATGAGGCAGTTTTATGGAACGCGTATAACTATTCATGCATTAAAAGTAATTAAAAATTGAATCATTCACGCCATCAATCCTGAGAAGTAACAACAAATGTAAACAATTTATAATGATGAATTCTTCTATGATTACGAATGGAAAACGCGACATGGATACGGGAGATATAATAAAATTAATCAAACAAAAAATAAAGATGGTCGATGACGCCAAACAGTCGGTACAGTTAACCGAACAGCGTAAATTTTATAAAACATATGGATTTGGGGAGATGTGGACACAGAATGACCGGAGAATTTATATGGAAAGTAGAAAGGGATCTATGCGCAATGATACATTCATGAAAAAGATGACAATTATTCGCTCTATATATTTGACGTGGTTACGTTCGGTGTCTATTAAAAGAATAAAATTCGACCGTAAAATATGGAATACGTTATATACTAAGGGGTTATCTTTGAAAAAGGAGATTTTAAAAGAACTAGATGATAATAACGACTATAGTAGCGATAAAGATCGTCGCTACATTAAGATGGTAATAGGTACGGTAGAAAAATATAACAAAGAGTATCTAGAGATTAAAACATCAATATCTGTTGAAATATTAAGAGCAATTCGTTGCAAATATATTGATCGGTTTATCATGGGATTTCTATAGTGTAATCAAAATACAACAATTGTTTGGAAATGGCGGACAATATGAGTAATTCATATTGTTCTCTTTTTTCTTCAAAAACCCGATAAAAGAAATCACCTCTTACATATCAACAGATAAACAAAACAATAAAAGATTCTATAGATGATATGAAAGAAAATGAGTTCAGGAACTATTTTTCATATGCGTTTGATAAAGAAGCAGTTAAGAAGATATACAAGAAGAACTCAACACTAAGGCGAAAGCAGAAGGTTTATTTATAGGGTAAGCGAAGTAAATTTCGCATCACATTCTGCTACCTTACTTTCATCAGTTCCAGGTCGAATGATTACAACAAATCGTAGAGATGTAGTATCAGTAGTATCAACATAACAGGGATAATAAGTTCGATATGTCTTTACTCCATTATTAGTTCCATACGCTGTAGGAACTTTCTTGACTGCATCTCGAAGAGATACTACACTCGTTTTGTTGTTGAGTGAAGTTTCCTTGAAACCATCCGCATTATCTTTTGTTGAAACATAATAATAACCCAACATCTTAGAAACAGCACGAACTACATCTTCATCGGCGTAAATCCTGTAGAGATTGATATCAACTTCCTCGTCTTTCATTACATGCAAATCAACCGCTTCCAGATTTTCAATATGCTTTGCTGAAAGCATAGTAGGGTCAGCAACAACCTTACCTTTCTTCTTCTTGAAACCAGCGGTTTGGTAAGAGTTAGTTCCAAAGGGGTCAGCATAAGTTGTTTCGTATTCATCAATTGCTTTGATAGAAGTTCTGTGAGGACCTGTCTTATGACCTTCATCAATCACATCTCGCCAATATCCAGTCATACGCCCAGTTAGACCTTGAATCTGGACGTTATTATCCACCTTTTTCGTGTAGAGTTCGTGAGTAGCACCAATACGAAGTTTCCAACGATTTGGGATAAGATTTGCTCTACGAAAGAACCCTTTTATTCCAAGAACGATATGTTGAGTTAGTGGTTCTCTGAAGAACTCCTTAATTTCCTCTTCAGATAGGCGGTCTGCTGAAGTATGATTTCTAAATGCGACACTCTTACGAATACACGCATTCTGAACTACATCTACAATCTTTGCACTTACACGAACAAGATGAACCCTATAATCAGTTCCATAGTGATTAAGAATGTCTTCTTGAACCCACTTTTCTGCGTTCTCCTTTGAATTCAGAGCGTAGAACTCCTTTACAATTTTCTTATCCAAGAAATCCTTATGACCGATATAAGATGCTGGAATAGTCATCTTATAAAGTTCATGAAGTTCGCCCCAGCGATACAAGTCATATAACTCCTTAATCATCGTAGCACTAATGAAGACAAATCGGTTATTATGTGTCTTCATATGTTCCACATCTAAAACACCTGCCTCCTTCAAAGTTGTATGAAGAACTTGATACTCTTTATCACCAGTATCAATCTCGTCAATAATAATCAAGCCATTTCGCAGATTTGTAAGGTCAGACCTTGATAGTTTTCCATGATGGAAGATTTTGTCCTTAAAGCAGTTAGGTGCCTTATCAATCATATCCTTCTCCCAACCAGCATTACTCATACCTGTAATAATCCTTACATTCGCAGGATTGACTACAAACTTATCATCAATATGTGTTGTTAGGAGTTTAGCAATTTCAATCATAAGACCATCTGCTCCGACTTTGGTCTTCTTTTGAATGCTAATAACACGACGCTTATGTTTGTAGAACTTATCTACGATGTTGTTTGCGTCTTCAATCTGATTTGGAAAGATGTATTCGGCAGTCGCCTTATCATCACCTTCCAAGAAACGAAGATGATTTTCTGCTCTTGCTGAATTATATGCTTGTAGAACGGATTCACGCCTCGCAGAGATTAAATCACTTGAAGAAGACATTTTGTTGCTACTTGAAATTTGGCGCGACATCGATTCAATTTTATACTCCCCGTTGGTTAGTCCTAAATCTATTCGTTTTTAAGAGGAGAGAACGCTCATTTAAAATCCACACGGGTCTAAATATTCACAATCCGCATTGGGTGGTATGGGAACAGATAAGAACAAGGCATTTGAAGATAAGATCATGAAGAATATAATGAAGGAGACAACGATTGATAGAGGACAATCCACCGAATAAAATAATATTATATAGATTATTTTATTTTATTTAACATGGTCGGCAGAGGTCAATGATTGATAGAGGACAATCCGCTGAATGAAACTATATTATATGAATTTTATTTAACATATTGAGAACATTGACATCAAACAGCGGTATATAGTAATCAGACTTATCCATTAATGAGTGACATATCCATTAATGAGTGATTCATGATAAACGTACATATGGCAAATAATTTAAAGATATAATAAGACTTATATAAGATGCCGAAGATTAAGATTGATTATTCAAACACTATATTCTACAAGATTTATTGTAAAGACACTTCTGTAAAAGAACTGTATATAGGTCATACTACGAACTTCGTTCAGCGAAAATACGCACATAAACAAGGTTGTATAAATGACAAATCGGCGAATTATAAATGTAAATTATACAACGTTATGCGAAACAATCTGGGATGGGACAATTGGAACATGACTATAATAGCATTCCATAATTGCGAAGATTTATATTCCGCGAAGAAACAAGAACAACAGTATTTTGAAGAATACAATGCTACATTAAATAGCATTGAACCGTTGCCTCCACAAAACCCCATCGCAAAAGTTGCGGTTAAACCTACGCGAGAAGTCGACGTTAACCCCAATCATTTTGTATGTACTGCATGTGTATTCAAAACACGTAATAAAAAAGATTATAATAAACATCTACTAACGCGAAAACATAATAATATGGTTACATCAAACATATTCACGTGTTGTTGTGGTAAAGAGTATAAACATATGTCTAGTTTATGTAAACATAAAAAAACATGTACCCATACATCCAACCCAACCGATGAGGTAACCGAAAGTGGTGAACCGCCAATAGAACCCAATCATCCATCATCTCTAATTGTGGAATTGTTGAAACAGAACCATGAATTCAAAGACCTTATAATTGATCTTGTAAAAGATAATCGAGAATTCAAACAATTGCTGATAGATCAAAATAAACAAATGATGGAAATGGCTGGGGGATAAATGG